TTCCCCTTTTAAACATTTGGCTGATTGCTATTTGTCCGCACGAAGAGAATGGTCTCTATATGATGAGGATACTTTTAATAGGAATGTAGCCAGAATGGAAACAATTTTTAGTATTCCAGAGTTTAGAAACGTTCGTTACCACTTTGTAAAGAGACACCTTTATGATTACTTTACAACCCGTGATTGGGTGGAAGGGTGCTTAGTTCAGCCCTCTGATGACAATCAAATAGACATAGAACATGTCAATTTGACTTGTCTTGAGGAATAAGGTGCCCTCAGGACAAGCACAGTCCTTTAAATTGTGTTACTGGGATGTACCAGGGTTGGGAAACTTAAATCTGGGTTACTAGTTGGTCATAGTAATTTCTACAACACGACCGTCAGGACAAGCACAGTCCTTAAATTGTGTTACTGGGAAGTATCCATTATGCTAGTTGATCACGGCATTCTTATTATTAGATCAAACCTACGCTCTAAAGATTGTGAGTAGTGGGAGCCAGGCGTATACGGTTCTGGTAACCCACCCCTTTCTATTGCGTTGTCGCAGCCAGTAGCGTTGTACTGGCCCCAGGCTGAGGGAAGACGCACATAGTGGTAAGCAGTCAATGCACTATGATATTTTATAGTTACTGTCATTTCGTCATTTAGACGTATAGCAATATGGTTTGTTTTCACTATATTACTTCTAATAACCAGTGTGATTTCTCGGGTTTGATTACTAAATCACAATATTATGAAACCGTGGAGCTTTCGGCTCACAGCTCCACAGCACCTACAGGAACTAACATACAGGATCAGAAATTGGTAAATTGTACTGATGTTATGGAGTCACACCACCCCGTAAGAGATATTTCGCACGGTGACAGTGCTGAAATAAAGGATTTTCTTCATAGGAGGGTTCTACTTGAGCAGTTTGATTGGGATCACGATTCCGATTTAAATGTTGTTGTCGATCCCTGGCAAACTATGTTTGATAATCCTGTTATCATTAACAAGTTACGTAATTATGGTTTATTTCAAGGTGACCTTAAGATAACCATTTACGTTAATGGTACACCATTTCATTGTGGGATGGCTTTGGCCTCTTATAACTACAGGGCGATAGAAAATTCTCTTCCCACTCCAGGAGGAACTATCCAGCTTATTAATAGGTCTCAACGGCCTTGTACATATTTGAATGTGTCTTCGGATAAATCAGGAGAATTTATTGTGCCTTTCTACTATCCGTTTGGTTACCTCAAAACACATGTTCCATTTCCTGGGGTGGAGAGTATTGGTAAAGTTTTTATAGATGGGTTCTTTCCACTTCGACAATTGAATTCTGGAACTGAAAAAGTTACCTTTTCAGTTTTCGGAGAGTTTGTTAATGTGAAATTGGG